GGGGGACCTACTGAGGGGGCTGAGGGAGTTGGGGGCGGGATGATGAGGCGCTGCATTCGATGTCGCGTTAGTAAGCCTATGAGGAGTCAACTGACGTGCCCTGGTTGCTTCTCAATTGAGAGAACGCCGATATCCCTGAAGGTGGGCGTCGTGTACGGGCTTGTATATGAAGGCGACCTTAGTGCAGTTAAGATCGGGCACACGAGCAAGACCGTTGCAGAACGCATCGAGGGTATGTCGACTGCACACTATCTCGACCTCATTTGCATCGCGGTGATGGCAGGCTCGCAACAAGACGAGCGTGCCCTGCATACGCAATTCGCGTCGCACAGGATCAAGAAGAACAGGGAGTGGTTCCGCCTTGAGGGTGCTGTGCTCGAGTGGTGCCGAGCGAATAGGACGACGCAGTCGAATACCAAGCCGACGCCCATCCTTCGCGGTGACCGGCCGCACTGGTTCTTGAGTTCAGGACCAATCGCTCGCTGGTAACCGCTGCCCCACTTAGCTCGCAGTTTGACTGGCCGGTTTCAATTAACGCGTCATTCAATACTTACGAGATGGTAGTCTTGTAAGTATGCGTAACCATACGGTATTCTTGTCCGAGGTGTCTCACCCACCAGGAACGGGCATCCGTTTGAGAATCTCGGCAACTTCTCGAAAACCCTCGTCTATTTTTCGCCGAAGCCGGCGAAAATTCAGGTGTCGCATGGGTATGACATCTTGTCTCGATCCGAAATTCCGTTTCGGTTAACCGAGTGCGCTGTCGATCACGTCGAGAGCCTGCCGCCCCAGATCAAACAGCGCCTTCGCCACGCCGATCTGTAGCTTCCCCGTCGTCGCCTTCGCCTTCTTGCGCATGTCCTCGACCGACTGCCCGATCGCCTTCCGCAGCACGTCGTTCTCGAGCAGCCGCGCCGGCTCTGCGAACTCCGGCACGAGCTCGCGCAGCCTGGTCCAGATACGTTCGATGTTACCGGTCGTCGCGTCGAGACGGTTCGCAGCCACGTTGATGCGCCACGCACCGTCGCTCGAGGCATTACCCGTGATGCTGTTGGCGAGCCGACCGGAGCTGTCGAATGCGCGGTTACTGTCGTGCGGTGGCGTTGCCCCGGTGCGCCCACCGTTGAAGCGCTTGACCGCCCACGGCTCGCCGCGCTGGTAGGCTCGGCGCTCGACTTCGCGCGCCTTGAGCGTGCGCGGCGCTGCGATGGCTGTGATGCCTTTGATGCGCTCGCGGAAGTGATGAACGATCGCCGCCGCGATGGGCCGTCCGAGTGCCTTCGGGTCCAGGTTGAACACGACCGGCTCTGATGAGACACGAATCGTGTAGTGCTGCTTGCCGGTGGAGGACGTGCGGCTCTCTAGACCCTCGTTGATCACGACCACGTCATCTGCCATCCCGACATAACGCGCGCGCGTATTGCGGCGAGAGAACGTTACTTTCTCGCCGACCTGACCCGCCCCGGATCGTCCTCGTGTGTATCAAGTCGACGAGTCCGGCCGGTGCGTCCACGGCCACGAGGTCACGGCGATGTCCCCGTGCGACCTCTGCCCGCGTGACGACGACGCCGGGGTTGGAAGACCGTCCCGCGTCGCCGCTGACGAAGACGAGCAACTGGCCCGCACCGTCCGCGACGAAATCCTCGAGCTCGCGCGTCAGTACAAGGACCAGCGCGACGAGAACGAATCCAAGGACCGTATCGGGTTCTCGACCGTCGCCAAACTCTACGACACCGCGCTGAAGTGGCACAACGCCGCGACCCGTGAGCGCTCGACACGCGACGACAAGGCCTTTGCCGAGTGGCTCGTCGAGGAGAAGCGCCGCCTGATTGGGCGTGGGGCGAGCCATTGATTGCGTGGCTCCTGTGGGCAGTCGCGATGTTGAGCAACGTCGGATGGCTGACACGCTCGGCGGTCCGTGACTTTCAGGAAGAGGTCCAGGCCGGCGATCGGTTCATCGACGTCGGAGCCGTCATCACGGTCGTCCGCGCCGATCCGAAGGGTACGGCGCTCATCCCAGGGCGCGATATCAAACTCACCGCGGTCGGCAAGCCGCACGAGTTCGGCGGCGTCGTCGATACGCGAGCCGAGCGTCCGCGAATTGTCGGTCGCTCTCGAGCGCCGGCCCACTGGTTCTGCTCGGAGGAGCAGTGGCAGATCATTCGCCACGCCGAGACAGAGCCGCTCGGTCAGCTCGTCGTCGGCTCCGAGGGCGCCGGCAAAACGACGTGCGGCGTGCTGTGGACGTACCTGCGTTGGATGGAGAACCTCGGCGAGTTCCGCGAGGGCGGCATCACTGCGCCGACGGAGACACGCCTCGGGCTCGTCCTGCGCGAGCTGTTCCTGTCGTTTCCGCAGCAGTGGTACCGGTTCCAGTCGTCGACCAATATCGTCACGCTGTGCGACGGGACACGACTGCGCGCGGTCTCGACGTATCAGCAGAGTGAGTCACAGGGCTCGCGCATCCAGGGTTTCAACTGGTCGTGGTGCTTCCGCGACGAGGCACAGGACCAGGTGCGCGTCCATGCCGACATCGAGGCGCGTGGTCGGTCGGCAAAGGCGGGACGGTTCAAGCAGCTAGGTACGGCAACGGCGAAGGACGATTCGGAGTGGCGGACGCTGCGCGATCAACTCGTCGAGTCGGGGCATTGGGTACGCCGCACGCTTCTGGGGCCGCGTTCGCCGTTCGTCGATCCGTCACACTGGGAACGCACGAAGCTGACAATGTCGGCGCGCGAGTACAAGCGCCGCGTTCTGGCTCAGGATGTTCCACCCGAAACCGCCGTCTACCCCGAGTGGAATCGCGAGACCGGGCTCATCACGCCGCAGGATCTCGGCTGGACCGATGTCACCCGTCACGAGCTCCGCGGCGCGGGCCCGAACCACACGATGCTCGTTGGCCACGATCCGGGGCTCACGGTTGACGTATCTCTGTTCATGCGCGCGTACGTGACGTCGCGGAACGAGCAGAACTACCACGCCGGTCGCGTCCGTCCGTTCTGGGTTGTCCTCGGCGAGCTGAACACCGAGCGGTCCACAACCGAGGCGCATATCACGAAGTTGCTCGAGTCCGTCCGTGAGCGGTGGCAACTCAACCTCCTGGACCGTCGGGGCCGCGTTACGTCCGAGGTGAACCAAATCCTCGTGCACGCCGATCCCGCAGGCAACACGGACACGCGCACGGACAAGAGCGTCTACACGCAGTTCGCGAACGCTCAGATCCGCTGCCGCCCCGCCGCGTGGAACAGCGACCACACAGGACACGGCCGCGTGCCCCGCGAGGCTGGCGTCGAGCTCGTTAACACGCTGTTGTGTAACGCGGCCGGCGAGCGTCGCCTGTTTGTGGCGCGCAACGCTGACGGCTCGCCCGCCGCCCCGATGCTCGTCAAGGCGCTCGAGCAGTCCGAACGCGACGAGGCTGGCCGCGCCGAAAACAGCCGCAAGGGCAAGGGCGACGTCACGCACTGGCCAGCTGCACTTCGGTATGCCCTGTGGGCCATCGAACGCCCGCGCCTTCAGTTGCAAGCGAGGGAATCATGACCGTCTCGATCTTTGATGCGCTAGCCGTTCTTCCGTCTGGTTCGCGAGGGCCGCGTCTCACGCTGGACGAGATGACCTCGTACTTGCAGCATCACTACGGCACCGACGCCGAACGCGAGCGAAACGCTCACCACTGCCTACGCGATGAACTCTACCGCGATGGTGGCGAGTCGCACATGCGTTCGTTCATCTCGAAGGTGTTCAAGGATCCGACGGTCCGCGATCTGCGCCTCGAGTTCGTCAAGCACGCTCGGTACAACAACCCGACCAAGCGCATCGTCAACGAGATCGCGACGACGTACAGCGAGCCAGCCAAGCGCATGGTGCCGAACGGCAACGACGAGTACCAGGCGCTGCTCAAGACGCTCCGCATGGATGAGCGATCTCTCGAGATCGATCGACTGCTCGAGTTGCACGGCGCGCTTCTCGTAGGCTTTCGTGTCGGCGAGCGCCCCGATGGCGACCGATACCCCGCGCTTGATATCGCGACGCCCAGCAACGTGCGCGCGATCATGCACCCCAACGACGACACCGAAGTCATCGGTTGGATGATTCGCTGCTCTCATCGCACTGCCCGAGCCGAGACTCACAAGACGCCCGCGTGGGTCGTCTGGACGGACCACGAGTCGTTCCATCTGCGTGACGACTTTGGCGTGATCAGCGACTCGTACCAGACGCACGACCTCGGCGTATGCCCGTGGGTGCCCGTCTCGATCATGCCGCCCGGTCCAGGCTTCTGGCCCGGCAACTACGGGGCCGACCTCGTGGCGGGGCACATCTCGATCTGGTTCCAGAGCGTGCTCTCGCTCAAGGAGTCCAAGTCCGCCACCAAGCAGACCGTCATCCAAGGCGACGGCACGAGCATGGCGCGCGGTCAAGCTGCCGACTCCGAGGTCCCCGGCGAGCTCGCCGACGGTCAGAGCATCTCGACCGTCGACATGTCGATGGATCTCTCGATGTTCCAGAACCTCGAGAATCACATCCTCTACGGCCTCGGGCACAACCGCGGACTTGCCCCCGCAGTGCTGGATCACCAGGGCGTCCAGTCTGCCGAGGCGCGTCAGCTCATGATGCAGCCGCTCAAGGAGATCCGGCGGCGTCGCCAGATTCCGCTGCGCATCTTCGAAGCAAAGCTCGCGCTCGTCATGGCCATCGTTTGCGCCAACGACCTGCCTGAGTTCGCGTTCGATCCGGTGGGCTGGCGTATGGAGTTCGCTGAGACGGAGATTCCGCTCGACCCGAGCGCCGAGTTCGACCTGTTCAAGAAGCAGCGCGAAGCGGGGCTCATCTCGACGAAGCGCTATCTCGTCGAGCGTCGTGGCATGAGCGACGACGAAGCCGACGAGTTCATCGCGGACAACGTGACCGACGAGACGACGCGCGTGTCCCTGATGCGAACGATGCAGGCCATGAGCGGCGGCATGGGCGCGGCGACACCAGATGCGCCGGCCGACGGATCGCCGACGTTCGACAGCAACCGCGGCGAAACCGACGCGGCGTAATTCTCTCTGACATCTACGTCGCCGCGCACGCTCATGCGCGATGGCGAATGAACCGATCTCGGTGGTCGACCCGCACGGCGGCGTCTTCCAAGTGAACGCAGGGCAGCCGCTCAAGACGGGCTGGCGTCTTGCGTCCGAGGTCAGCGAGCAGGGCAGCCCCGAGCGGTTCGAGTCCGCTACCTCGCACCAGGCCGCGCCGGCCTGTGACGGCGCAACGAGCGACGACGGCTCCGACTGGTCGAAGGACGACGAATGAATCTCAAGCGAATCCTCATGTCCGAGGCTGACGCGGGTGGCGGCAATGGTGCCGCTGTTGCGCAACCGTCAGCCGAACCGGCGAACTCGTCCCAGGCGCAAGGGGACTCCGTCACGCTTAGCCGCGCCGACTTGGATGCTCTCATCGAGAGTGCTTCCAAGCGTGCCGCAACGCAGGCGGTGACGGAGGCAAAGGACAGCATCTACGCCGATGCTCGTCGCAAGTTCACCGGCTCGAAGAAAGACAAGCCCCAGGCAGACGACGCAGCCCCGCAGGCTCCGACAGCGCTGAGCGCGTCGGATGAGCGGATGTATCTGCGCGGTCTCGATCGTGAGCTCGCGAAGCTCGGCATCTCGCCGAACTCCGCACAGTACGCACGCGCTGAGCGTGACCTGCTCTCGGATCGGCCCGACGACGTCTCGACCTGGGCGCGTGACTACTTCGACGGGTTTGGGGCCGCGAAACCTCAACCAGCACAGACACAGGCCGCGTCCGCAGCGAAGCCCGTTTCCGAGCATCCCATAAGTAACCGCGGCGCACCGCCGCCTGCGCAGACCCCCATCGAGGAGATGGACCTGTTCACGGCGACGGACAGTGACCGCGCTGCCTTCATCAAGGCCAAGGGCCCGAAGGCATACGTCGCTCTGCTGAACAAGCAGGCGAAGGGACGAACGGTCCGGTTCTCGTAGCGGCAAGCGGCTCCGACAGGAGTCACTACCATGGCGAACGAAATCACCACGACCACGCTCAACGACGTCACGAACTCGTCGCTCGTCGAGCCCGTCATCATCCTCGCGCTCTCGGAAAAGGCCGGCATGGCCATCCGTTCGTGTCGCGAATTCAACGCGATCGGTAAGCCGACCGCAGCGCTGCTCATCCCCACGCAGACCTCGTACTGGGGCTCGCCGGACGATGACGGCGCAGGCGTCGCTACGGCCTTCAACGGCACGGAAGCGACCGCACTGAGCAACACCGCCGTCTCGACGGGCGGCGTCACGTGCACGGCGTCTGAGTACGGCGTCGCTCACCAGCTGACGGACAACGTTGGCGAGGACTCGGCGATCGATGCGCTCGAGCTCATGAACCTGTTCACGTCGCAGATGCTCACCGTTCTCCAGCTCGCGCTGGATGACGACTTCTGCGCACTGTTCGCGGGTCTCTCGAACTCGGTCGGTTCGACCGGCGTGGATCTGTCAGTCGCGAACCTGATCGCGGCGCAACAGGGCCTCCGTACCCGCGGCACCGATGCCGACGCGGTGGCGTACGTTCTCGACAACCAGCAGGCGCTGGATGCCGACACGGCGCTCATCACGACCAACGCCGCGACCGCACAGTACGCGCTGTCGGCGGACCGCCTGATCGGCTACGCGCCGACGGCGGACCACGGCATGGGACCCTCGCGTCAGATCATGTCCTTCCGCGGGTTCCCGGTCTACGCGACCGGCCTCACGGATACGGCGAACGCGGCCGCTGACGTGGTCGGCGCGTGTTTCTGCCCGTCGACGGCGTACAACGACGCGACCGGAGCAACGACGTTCGGTCTCGTCTGGAAGCGCGTTCCGAAGTTCGAGGCGCAGCGCCAGGCCAAGAGCCGCGCGCAGGACCTCGTGATGACGATGCGCGCAGGCGTGGCCGAGCTCCAGGACGGCTCGGGCACCAAGATCGTTACGGACGCCCCGTAACACAGCGCCTGCCGGTGGGCTGAATCACCGGCATCCCCCTTTTCTGGAGACAACGTGGCAGGTTTCAACGAGCTTCCGATCTTCTGGACGACGACGCAGTCTGGGTACAACGAAGGCGACCGCACCAAGCGCTACATGCGCAACGGTAAGCGAGTCGTCGAGAAGGTGCCGCAGGCTGGACACGTCGGCGACTACACGGACAAGCGGCGCGCCCCGGGCGTGCGCTACGTGAAGATGATCGACTCTGCCGGAAACGAAGTCTCCGTGGTCCTGACGAACGCTGCGTCGCACATGGACCCGAACACGGCGTACGGAAACTACGTCAAGCGTAAGGCCCGCTTCCTGGGCTGGTTCGGCATTGGTGAGTGTCCGTGTGCCCTCGCCTCGACCGGCGAGATTCACCCCGACGCGATGATGACGAACGTCCGCGACGTGCAGCCCTGCACGCGTGGCACGTACAGCGGCAACAGCCTTGACGAGATGTGTCCACATGCGAAGGCCGAGCGCGAGGCTCGGCTCGCTGCGAACCTGTCGAACGAGACAGAGCGCGACGAGAAGATGAAGGGCAAGGAGGAGAAGATTATCGAGCTTCTCTCTCAGCAGGCTCTCAGCGCGGCGAACAAGGACGACAAGATCCTCGAGCTGCTCGAGCAGCTCGGCGGCGTCCAGGGTGCGAAGGTCAAGCAGAAGCGCAAGGAAGACGAGTAGTGCGCCCCGACCCGGTCAAGGACGAGCTCGACAAGACCGGGCTCAAGTTGACGAAGGGCGAGCGCGACCAGTCGACGGCATATCGCCCAGCGATCCTCGACTGGAACCCAACCGCCAAACGCCATCCGTGGTGGTACGCACACGCATGCGCTCGCATCGGTCGCATCCTCGAGGGCGCTAAGCCATCGTTCGGCTCGTTCTCTCGCGACGCGGCGCTCGAGTCCGCAATTAAGAACGCGGCGCATCCGAAGTGCGCGAAGCGTTACATGGAGACGTGGTCCTATTTCATGACCCGTTTCCGGCCTAGCCCCGTCATCGGCACCGACCACAACCCGTTCCGTGGATTGTCCGATAGTGCGGCGTACGCGAAGTGGTACGTGCTCATCGAGTCCATCTGCGAGGCGTCGACGGGCAAGCTAGGCCCCTGGCGCGCTGGCATCAGCGCATCAGGCGCGGCGAGGAACAAGTGAGCCAAGAAATCCTCTTCGGCGTCACCGGCCAGTCGATCTATTACGACGCCCCCGAGGGCCGCGCGTCCGCGATCTCATCGGTCACGGTCTACGTTTCAACGAACGACGACGACGGTTCGACCGAATCCGCGACGACCGGATCCGCGTCGGTCGCCGGACCAAACACCACGCTTAGCGGCACGCACTCCATCGGAGCCACGTCGCTCACCGTCACGAGCGGTACCGGCATCGCGCGCGGTCGGCGCTACCTACTGACGAGCACAACCGGCGAGCGTGAATGGGTCGAGGTCAAGTCGGTCAGCGGCACGGCGCTTGAGGTTCGCCAGCCGCTGAAGAACGACTTTGCGGACGCGTCCACGTTACAGGACTGCCGCATCACGATCGCGGTCGACTCCACGTGGGTCGCCGATAAGTCGAACATCTCTGACATCCTCTACTCCAGCGACCGCGCAACAGTTCAAGAGGTCGCACGAGACTGGCCTGTAGGTGGCGCCGGTTACCGCGTTCGCTGGGTCTACACCGTTGCCGGTGAGACATGCGTCGGCGTCTCGTTCGCTGACCTCGTTCGCTACCAGGCCAAGAACCTCGTTACGCCCATCGACGTCGATCGCCGCTTCCCCAACTGGCTCGACCGTCTGCCGACGGACTACCAGGAAGACCAGGGGCAGGCGCTCATCGACGAGGCATTCGCCGCGATCAAGATGGACGCGCTCGGTGATGCGCAGGTCGTCCGGCGCATTCGCGACACGCAGGTGATTCGCGAGCTCACGATCCACCGCGCCAACGTGCTCGCTCAAGAGGCCGCGCTGTTTAACGGCGGCACGAACGCTGAGCAGGTGAAGGCCGCGCACGACCTGTATCAGCAGCGCTACGACCTCTTGATCCGCGAGCCTAAGGTTCCCATGGACCAGACCGGGGGCGGATCGTCCTCGCAAGCAACGCGACTACCTGCCTGGAGGCGATGACCATGGCTACTCAATTCGACATCCACCGTTCCAAACGCATCGCCGAGAAGTCCGGCCTCTGCACCGGCATCGCTGCGGGCGGATCGGTCTTCCAGTTCCGCAACGCGCATGTCTCGCTCGCGGCCCGCATCACGCGCATCGAAGTCGCTCACCTCGTCACGACGGGCTACACTGCCGCGCAAGAGGTTGGCTATCACGTCATGGTCGGCCGGTCCTGGTCGGTCGCGCCCACAGGCGGCACTGGCCTGACGCTCTCGGGCGACAACGGCAAGCTTCGCACCGCAGACGCCGCGACCATCCTGACGGCCGGCGACGTTCGCATCGCGACGACCGCCGCGCTCACCGACGGCACGGTCACGCTCGACTCGCACTTGCTCGCTTCTGATGCGACGTGGGCGCTCGCGGCCACTGCGGGTGGCGCGATCGGCTGGAACCCGATCATCTTCGAGTACAGCGAGTGCGGCGGGCTCATCCTGGGCACGAACGAGGGCTTCGTCATCAAAAACACGATCGCGCAGGGCGCGGCAGGGGTGGGGCACTGGTTCGTTAATGTCGCGTGGGATGAAGGCCAGGTCGTTCACTAGCGATGGCGGTTACGTACACATCAACCGCGACCGTCACGCAGGCGAACAAGCACATCGCCTACGAGCGCCTCTATACGCTGCTCTGCCATCTGGAGTCGTTCGGAGTGGACCTGTTGTCGGTGGTCGTGAACGGGGACAAGACCGTCTCGATTACGCTGACGGGCGCTGTACCGGCAGACCAACTGGCCCATGTGGGGCTGCAATGAGTTTTGTTGTCCTCTCCGGGGATTGGGAGATCACGCTCTCGCATGATGCCCGGCCCTCGTCGACACAGGGCGCAACGATTACGCCCGGCAATAACACGCCGGGATCGTGGACTCAGATCATGGGACCGACGTCCACGGCCTCGCATGTCATCGAAATCATCGTCGGTGGTATCGGCGTCTCGGCGTCGGCGACAGACTCGCTCACCGACATCGGCATCGATCCGGCTGGCGGTACCTCGTACACGACGATGATTCCATCGCTGCTTTCGTCTTACGCCGTTGGCGTGAACTCGAACAATGCCGGGTTCGGCTGCTCATGGCTGTTCCCGGTCTACATTCCGGCCGGCGCCACGATCGCGGCGCGTGGTTCGATCAATAACGCAACGGTCGGCACGCAACAGGTCTACTGCAAGTTGTACCGCGCGCTGGACCCGTCCCGCGTTCGCACCGGAACCGGCGTGATCGCGTACGGAGCCACGGCCGCGAGCAGTACCGGCACCGCGGTCACATTCGGCACCGCGGCGGTCGGGTCGTACACGCAGCTCGGATCGGCTGTTTCTGCACTTGCCCCATGGCACTGGCTCGTATCCTCGGCACGCGCGAGTACCACGACAGTCAACGCGAGCACGTACGTTGCGGACCTCGCCATCGGCGATGCGAGCAACAAGCGCGTCATCGTTGCGCGGCAAGAGTCGGCCACGAATTCCAACGAGCAGCGCGGCGCGGTCCATCGCGGCTTCAATGGTCAGTCGGCCGTTGGTGACCTTGTCTACGTCCGCGGCTGGGCGGGCGATGCCGCGACCACCTACACCGCCATCGCCTACGGCGTCTATGGAGATGCATACTAATGGCGTTTTCAAATCAAGACAACAGCGCCACGATCTCCACGACGGAGTGGTTTCTCTACTCCAACAGCGGGACCGCGACGTACCAGACGACCGACTGCGTGATGCAGGCGGTGATCGATCTCGGCAACCTCGTCGCCGGTGACTCTTTCCGCGTGAGGGTATACGAAAAGGTCAACGCGGGTTCGGCTAAAACCGTCTACGACGCGACGTTCTCGGGCGTGCAGGCGACCCCCCTCCTGGCGTTGCCGCGCATTACGGTTTGCAACGGCTGGGAAGTCAGCATCATCAAGACGGCTGGAACGGACCGCGCGATTCCGTGGAGCATCCGCCTCCAGACGGCCGACACCACGGATATCTCATCGCTGACCACGGCGGTTAGCGACATCCAATCGCGTCTCCCCGCCGCGCTCGTCAGCGGTCGCATGGACTCGAGCGTTGGTGCGATGGCAACTGGCGTGGTCACGGCTTCGGCCATCGCCGCGAACGCCATCACTGCAGCCAAGGTCGCTACCGATGCGATCGGCGCGGCGCAACTCGCGGCCGATGCGGTCACGGAGATTCAGTCTGGGTTGGCCACCTCGTCAGCATTGTCTACGGTCGCCGGATACGTCGACACCGAGGTCGCGGCCATTAAGGCCAAGACCGACAACCTGCCATCAGATCCGGCTGACGCGAGTGACATCGCTGCGGCAACATCGTCGATCTCCGCGGCTATCGCAGCGCTCCCATCGGCCGCGACCATCGCTACCGCAGTCTGGGCGGTCACGATCGAGACTGGATTCTCAGCCCTCCAATCCTTCCGCGGACTCCTCTCGCTCGTCGGCAAGCACACCGACTCGTCGCTCGAGGATGGCTCTGGTGTGTTCTACGCCCCCGATGGCGTCACAGCGCGCATCACCTACGTCATCGTCAGCGGTATCAAGACCATCACCAGGAACTGGTAATGGGGTTCTTCGGCAGTTTCTACGGTAGCGGTGGCTCTGGGGGCAGCTCATCCTCCCCGACCTTCCCCGTCATCGCCAACGCCGCGACGGCCGAGTCGATCCGTGACCGCATCTACGCGCTGATCGAGGCGCTGACACCGACGCATCTCAGCGGCGACAAGTTTCGCCGCTATCGCAACGAGCTCGGCGCGGACTTCGAGGGGTGGGCGGATAAGAACGCGGCCGGCGCGCTCAGGCGGTTTCAGGTAAGGCAGATCGGCGGAACTCCACAGCCGGACGTCAGCAACACAGACTTCGACGGAACCGAGCTGACGCTTCGCATTTCGATCGCTTATCCGCAGAACCACCGCGCGGGTCCGACGAATGCGATGGACCGTGACGACGCGATCGATCGCGACCTGCTCGCAATCGACAACGCCATTGGTCAGATTGCCCGAGGCAACTTCTCTGGCGCGTACGACTGCACACCGCTCGGCATTAGCGATGAACGCGACCGTGTGGGCTCAGTCGACTTCATCGTGATTACCGCACGCTTCTACTACCGCCGCACTCGTTCGTAATTCGCTCGCCGTGACGCGCCGTCTCCGACGGTACAGTCATGGCAAATCCCGGGGCCCTCGGGTCCATCACATATGAATCCGAGGCAACGTTCGGCGTCGATACGACGACGTTCGCGACGCTCCGTGTACCCATCGTCGCACCGGTCGACTGTTCCGGTCTTGTCCACAACAAGATCGACTCCGAGCGTGTCATGCAGTACCGCAACGACGGCTCGACTTGGATCCTCGGCACGATGGGCGGGTCGTTCAAGACCAAGCTCGATCTTGCCGGACATGGCTCGACGACCTCGGGCGCGGTCACACTGACCGGTACCGAGACACTACTCGGCTATGTGATCGGCAACGTCGCGGCATCGGCCAGTGCGGGGACGACGTTCACAGGCGGAACGGCGACGGCGCCCACGACCACGGCGAGCGGTACGTTTTCCGCAGGTAGCATCGGGTTTGCCGGCGCCATCAATGATGCCCGCGGCGGTGGCCAGGCGTTCGCCGTCTCGACGCACGCAACCACGACGCTGAACCTCCTGACCGCGCTCGGCGGCTTGCCCACGAACGGCGACGTTTGCTACTCGGCGGTTAACATTTACCCGAGCGAAGCGCCGACGTCGACCACGGTCACGTCGCTGCGCTTCCTACTCCAGACCGCCAACCTCTCCTACGAGTGTCACGGCTGCTTCCCGACGGCGTTCAGCCTGATGGGTCTCAACCCCGGCGAACGCCCGCAGATCGAGGTGACGTGGGCTGTTGCGTGGTGGCGCTATTCCACGGCGACGTTCCCCAGCACAGTTGCAACAGAGACGTACAACCCGTCGATGATCGCAGGCGGCTCGCTGTTCGTGAACGACGCGGGAACGGCGACGCGTGCGGCTCGCACATTCCGAAACTTCCAGATCGACTACACGCTCGGCATGGAGATCCTCAAGGGCCCCGGCGGCGTCAACGCGTACCAGGACATCGTCGGCTGCCGTCGCACACCGGACAAGATCAAGGTCACCTGGACCGAGGATGCCGACGCGGCCACGACGAGCCCGGTACTCCCCGGCTTCGGCACGGCAACGACGAGCAAGCACATGCTGTACACGTCGGCTACCGCCGCAGGCGCTCGGTTCGGCATCTATATGCCCAAGGTCTGCATCGACTCGGTGGCGGTTCAGAAGGTCGACCAGAACCTCAACCGCCTGACGTGCAGCGGCATGGCGTATACCGGGACGACGACGACGAACGACCTGACGCTCAGTGCTTTCCGAATGGGGTGGGCGTAGTGATCCGACCGCCGAGCTTTCAGAAGCCGCAGGACGAGTTCTTCACGGGCGATCCTGCGTTCGTCCAGTTGCCGTCGGATCCAACCCCGGAACAGATCGCCGAACACGAGCACAAGTGGCGGGTTGCTCGAGACACGGGCAACTACGGTGCGCTGCTGATTGAAGGTGAGCAGCCGACAAAGTTCACGATGGCGCCGGTCAATCGCACGGTCTGGCGCGCGTTCGTCGATCGCATGTTTCAGCCGATCGATAGCGCCCGACGCATTGGCCCCATTATGGCGCCATCACTTCTGTTCCGCCTATCGATCGCTGCGGTCTCTGGATTCGACGTTGCTATCAAGCGCCGCCCACACCGCGAGTGGGATGGCTGGGACATGGCTGAGCAGAACATCGTGGACGCGCTCGACGCGATCGATCCGCGCATCGTGACCGAGCTCGGCGACCTCGTTCATTCGCGCATGGTCGACATCGCAAAAAAAAACTAGAGGCGCTGGTCGTTCTGCCTTGGTTGCATGAGGCCACGCGCCGCTACGGTGACTCTCTTTCTCACCTCAACGACTGCGACGCCTGTATGGCAACCAAGAGCAAACAAACCCGGCAACTCGCGGGATGCGGATACGAGGTCCCCATTCCTGGGGCTGTGCCGTGGTCGCCCGCGAGCCTCGCGCCGAAGTGGAATAAGACGGTGACGGTGTGTCCGGGGTACACGACGAAGTTGCCCGAGGTTCAGGAGGTTTGTCGCGCGAGACTCCACTGGGAGAAGAACGCCCGCGCCTTCGAGTCATTCTGCGAAGGCGATCCAACAGAGCAGATGCTCGCCGCAGTTGAGATTCTCGAAAGCGCGGTCAACGAGGTCACGGCTTGGTCCATGACGCCTAGCGGCGAAGGAGGTGGCCGTGATTAGCCAAATTCTCACAGTCTTCAAGGCCGACACGTCGGACATAAAGTCCAAGATCAAAGACCTGTCCGGTGAGCAGAAGAAGCTTGCACAAGAGGAACTCAAGCAGGCCGAGCAACGCAACAAAGGACTTGAGGACTGGGTCAAGGGAATCGGCAAGGCAACAGTAGCGCTGGGCGCGGTCGGAGCGGCCGGTGCGCTCGCCTTCAAGGGCATCAAGGCAGCCGGCGAAGAGGCGCGCCTCGAGATGGCGGCCGGGGCGGTCAACGTCGACAAACTCGATCAGTCCTTTGGCGGGCTCGTGTCCCGCATGGACCTGCTCAAGTTTGCGGCACAGGGGCAGCGTGGCGAGCTAGGCCGCCTCAAGCTCAGCCACGACGAGATGCAGCGCGTGCTGGAGACCGTCGGTAAGGCAACGACGTCATTGACGCGCGCCGGTTTCGATCAGGACGAGGTAACGCAAAAACTCTTCGGCTCTGTCGTCAAACTCAAGGACGAGGGGCTTGACGACCTTGGTCTGAAGTTTGAACAGGGCGCGACGCAATCCGAGACCCTTTCAAACATGATGACCGAACTCAATCGGGTCATCGGCGAGAACTCAGGGCTTGTTGAAACGAATGCCGATCGCGTGCAGAAGCTATCGGTCGCCTGGGACAACGCAAAGCAGTCATTCCTCTCGTATATCGGCGCGACGCTCGATCCTGACGCTCTTAGAGAAGGCAAGGGCGGCCTGTTTGACGCCGCCAACATTGCGACATTCGGCTATGCGGGCACCGTCTTAGAGAACCGTAAGACGCGGGAAGCAAACGCCAGCGGCGCGGCTCGAGATGCCGCAATGTCCGATATCGGCTCATCGACAGACGAGAACGGCAACTACGTCGGCCCGGTCGATCCGTGGTCTGCGCCGGCAGGACCAACGATCACGGACTACGGAAAGCTTCAAAAGACAGTTGGCGACGCCGTCGATACGCTTAAGAAGCGACAGGAGCGCGCAAAGAAATTAGCGGACGCTGCCAAGAAGGCTTCGGCAGAATACGCGAAGGCCGCCGAGGCGATGCGAGCCGAGCGCGAGGGACGATCGATTCTGCGTTCGGCGACTTACGGTGGTGTGACCGGGACGGGAAAGACCGCGAGCACGTCGCTCGGTTCCGCAGCAGACAGCGCCCAATACAACGATTACGGCGTCGAGCAGACGCTCGGGATGCAGATCGATCAGATCGAAACAAACCGACAGAAGATGCTGACGGATGATTGGCAGAAACGTCTCGGCGATCAGCAGGCCAAGAAATCCTCATTCCTCGAGTCAACCTTCGGCACGATCGACGAATTCAACGCCTACCATGAGGCGTTCTCCATGCTCACGGGCGGAGTTACAACCGCCATGGACGCATGGATCTCAGGCTCGATGTCCGCTGGGCAGGCGGTCAAGAAGTTCATTGCGGAGTCGCTCAAGGCTCTTGCAAGCCAGATGGCCATCGAGGCGCTCAAACACGCGGCGTACGGCATCGGCTCGGCTGCGTTCGGCGACTACGCCGGAGCCGCCAAGCATGCGCAGGCCGCGGCGGCTTTTGGTGTTGCGGCAATCGCTGCAGCATCGGCAGCTAAGTCCATGGGCGGCGGAGCACAGGCAACTGCGGCTCCGCCGGGCGGTGCGTCTGGCGGTGCAGCGCAGCAGGGCCAGGGCGGAAGCAGCGGAGGCCCCTCGACCCACACCTCCATCATCGTCTACGGCGACAACTACGCCGAGGACTCTCCCCGCATGCGTCAGCTCCGAGCAGAGCGACTCGTGAAGCAGGCGACGGGCAGTAGCGCGGTCGACCACTCGTAATTCGCTCTCGCTGACACGGTCGCGCGCACCGTCGTCGCGTGACCGTTACCTATCAGGGCCGGCTCGAGGCGCGCCTCGCCGTGCCCACAGGGGGCGCGGCTGTCAGCGCAACGAACAGCGGGGGCGGGCCGACGACGGTCACGGTTCCAGCCGGCAACTACTACCCGTCATCGACACAGGGCAGCTCGTCGTCGCTCGTCTCGGCATTTCAGACGCAACTCAACACGAGTCGCGATCCGAATCCGGGCACGTGGTCGGTCTCGCTGTCGACCACGACCGGGCTCGTTACGATTGACTGCACATCGGGCGAAAAGCTAACGCGTAGCGCGGCTACCGCCTGGGATGCGGGCGCCTGTTCGTCAACGACGATCGCGGGCGACGGATACGTTGAGTTCACCGTTCCAGCGACGGGCGCGTATCGTGCTCTGGGCTTTTCTGCCGTTGGCGCCGTGAGCATTAACTTCGTCACGATCGATTACGGCATCGATCTCAAGGGCGGCGGCACTCCGACGGAGTACGCCGTTATCGAGAACGGCACCGAGATCCTCACGAGCGCCTACGCGGTAGATGACAAGTTCACGGTCAAGCGCACCGGGACGACCATCACTTACTACAAGAACGGAACGCTCATATACACGTCGATCGTCGCGTCGACGGGGGCCCTGATGATCGACTCGGCGTTCTTCGATGCCTCGTCGTCTATCGCCGGGATTCGCCTATACGACAACGGTACGCGTGTTGCGATCACGTGGGGCACCAAGACAAACGTCACGTCATCTACCGTGACCTGGTCGCTGTCCTGGACCTCGACGGACCTACGCGACGCGCTCGGTTTTGCCGCGAATATCTCGGCGGTCACTGCTCCGCAGACCGGCACTTACGCCCCTCAAGGCGTCTGGCTCCCAGACTGCCCACTCGCGCTGGCGAGTCACCCAACGCAGGCCCCGCGCGTCACCGACCTGCGCCAGTCTGAGTCTCCGACGGGCATCGTGCTCGGACTCGCCGGCAACTCGAAGTATCGACACCGCGGACTCTCGTGGGGCGCCGTTCCGCCCGCACAGGTCTGGGAGTCGCTGGCGACATACACCAACTCAAGCTGGGAAAACTTTCTCAAAGTCACTCAGTTCGGCATGGGTCACTCGTGGTTCACGCCGAGCTCGCGCGTGCAGGTCTATTACGACAATGCCGGCACCGCGACGGCGCTCGGGTCTGCGTTCAACAGCAATGCCGGCGTAACGGGCTGGTTCATCAAGGGCGTTACGTCATGTGAGCCAAGCCAGCTCGTCCAGAACTGGAACGGGCTGTTCAAGATCGAAATTCCTGAGCTTGTGAGCGACGGCTGAGATGACGACCACCTACGCCGCACTCGCCGCCGGATCGACGACCGTAAAGATGGTAGTCGCGATCGAGGGCTATTCGAAGCTGATCTGCGAGGACAATCCCACGCAGACGCTCACCGCTTGGTCCGGCACCGACTGGACCTCCGCCATCGGAGGTCTCTTCGTAGAGCTGCAAAACCGCCAGCGCATCGACCCGTACGATCCGTTCACGCCCGGCGGGCGCTGCACGTTCACGGTGATCGACACCGACGGTACCGATCGATTCGGCATCGACGTCTATCGCCGCAGCGCGGGCGTCGAGACCGTCCTGACCGCTTCGGTAGATCGCGACGACACCGCGATCTCCGTCGCCTCAAGCGCCGGGTTCACGGCCGGCACTGACATGTACATCGGCACGGAGTGCATGGAAGTCGTGTCGACGGCATCGGGCACGATCAACGTCACCAAGCGCGGCAAGTACAGCCCGTTCCGTTCTGGCAACACCTCGACACGGTTCGCCAACCACCATCGTGTTGCCTACGACCACAACCACGTCCTTCTTAACCCAATCGTGTCGCAGCAGCCGCGCGTGTGGCTCGGGCGGCGCGTCGGCGTCTGGATGCATACGGTTGCGGCTGACGGAACGCTTAACAGCAAGGACGATGCGCTGCTCGTCTATGCGGGTGTCATCGTCGGCGTGTCCGATGATCCACGGTCGCTTGGGACGAAGATCGAGCTCAAGCACATCCTGGACGTGGTCCAGGACTCGACGCTGGGGAGGGATATCTACGGAGCGGAGATTGCGGACGGGCTCTATCTGCAGACGGGGCGCACGTTCAACTTCAAGGACGGCGCGCACTCGACGGGATGGAACTCCGCAAACGCACTGACCGTTATGGCCTCGGGCGCGTCCGGCGCGAACCAGGTCAACGCGGGCACGTATACCGCCGAGCAAATCTGCAACATCCTCAATCAATGGTTGGGGTCAGAGAAGGACGCCGGTCGAATCATCGGCCTCCATTCGTGGGGCTATGCCATCCCGACAAGCAACGGCCTTCGGACTAAGAACCACTGGCGCATTACGTATGCGAGCAACGAGGCGTGCGGATGGATCTTCTCACTTCCCGGCGAAGTGAGCGCGTTCCTGGGGTTCAAAGAATTCAAAGGCGACGAACGCGGACAGACTGTCGCCGTTCATGACGAAGGGCGGACAAACAACACGGAGATTTTCGACGGTGATGCGGTCCCGTTTACGACCCTTGTTTTTAAGCCGGCTGGCCCCGCGATCGCACAGGAATTCAGCGAGGCGATTGTGTACTCGACGCAAAACGAGCGCGGGACGTTTGTCGATCAGCTTGCATCGTTGCCTGCAAGCATCACCGCCGTCACCGACAGCAGCACAGGCTATGCGTGGGGCGTATTCCTGCTCGACGAGAAGCAGCTCATCGTTGCGTCATACGATTCCGCCGCTCACACCATCACGAACGCGTGGCTTGCCCCCTGGCGCATCACGGGCCAGGACGACACCGCGGCGTTAAAGTACGTCGGTCGACGTCTCGACGAGCCGGACAACGGCCCCGTGACGATCCGTCAGGTGTTCGTGTTAACCGGCACGCTACAGAACATCTTAAAGCGGTTGTTCTACGGCTCCGGTACAACGAACTACAACAGTGCGACGTATGACTCATATGGCATCGGACTCGGCATTGGCATCCCCGGTGAGCTACTGGGCACACAGTTCGACAACTCGATCGACAGTTTGCCGAGCTCGCAGTCCGAGATTGTCGTCATCTTCGATGAAGCCACGAAGCTTCCAGACGTGCTCGCATCGGACCTGCTCCTGCGTCGCGCGTCACTTCGCTGGTACAACGAGCATCTCGAATTCAAGCAGTGGCAGACGCCAGCGGGCGGACTGTCGGTCGCGACCCTGACCGATGCGAATAAGGCGGCGCCGGCTGGGAACAGCGAGGACCACCGATCGCCGACGCTCGAGTCAACGGTCTTCCAGCGCCCGATCGTCAAGATCGACTACGACCTCGACTTCGCGACCAATCGCGACGCCAAGGCCCGCAAGAGTATCCAGCTCGAAGACTGGGTCCCGATCGACGATGGCGGCGGCGAAACGAAGCCGCTCACGATCAAGGCTCGCAATACGTTCTCGGACTTCGCCGGCACGGGCGCGGCCATCGAGGAACTGACCAAGGGCTACTTGGCGACGATGCCGCAGTTCTCGCGGTCGGCTCGCCATCTGCGCAGGTCGATCGATCACCGCTACTGGGAAGTGCTCGGCGTCGGCGACGTCGTTACCGTGACCGACACATTCGCGCGCGATCCGGCGACAGGACTGCGCGGCATCAACTCGCGCTACGGCACGGTCATCGAACTCACGTATGACCCCGGCGGCCCCTCACCCGACGGCACTATTCGCCAGATGACCGGCGAGGTCGAGATCCGGTTCCCAGATGTCAACCGTCACCTGCCATACGGGCCGAGTGCGCGCGTTGATGATACAGCCCCGACTGGCGGATACGTCTCGGCGACCAAGACGCTGACGTGCTACGCGCACCAGTACAGCGAAACGAGCGAGGCGGCGGACGCTAGCAATTTCCCTGCTGGCTACAAGGTCCGCGTCGAGCAGATCGATCCCGACGATCCGGCTGTGTACCTGTCGTGGGATGACACGGTTGCTTCGCAGACAGGCAATACCATCGTCCTGACGACCGGACTTGCTGGCTGGGACTCGACCAAGCGCTACCGCGTCGTGTTCGACGATTACGCAGACGGCGTCACGGCGCAGCATGACTTTGCGTACGAGGCCGACTATGTCGACCAGCTCGTCCAGGACGTCGAGGCCGCGTATCAATATAGCTCGACGCCGGACAACCTGATTCCGACGCCGAACACGGGGACCGACAAGGCGATCTTTCATTCGAGCGTGATGGATGGGGATGGGAAGTCGCGTGATGCCGGCACGGATGCCGACCTCGCGAACACGATCAACATGTTCATCGACCGGAAGTCGGCGCATCAGAACCCGTTCTTCGCGGCCGTCGATCCTGGCTCGGCAGCGATCGGGGTAAACACGAATACGGGCGGCTGGAGCGCCTGCTGGTTCACGCCGATCTTTTGCGGCACCGACCGTCTCGGTGTCGGGGTGATGCGCTACCTGACGCTCGCCCCAGTGGCGAAGATGCCTGGCGCCGGAACAGGATCGATTCGTGTGACGCTCTCGAGATCCTTTCCGCAGGTCGGCTCGGGCTACTCGGCCAGTGTCGGAGGATCGGGACTCGCCAACACGCGCTTTGGTGACATCGTTTCCCAGAAGACATGGACCGTATCGAGTACTACGCTGAGCACGCTTACCGATCAAAGCATGAAGCTTAACGTAAAGGGGCTCATGACCGGGATCATCTGGCTCACCGTTGAGATCAAGGACAGTGCCGGATTCTATGGCTTCGGGAAGTACATCGAAGGTCCGCGCACGTTGCTTTAGGAGGTATTGATGGCGTTACCAAAACCACTCCTACTTGGCCCCGAGATCTCACGCGGCTCGACGACGCCAAATCTCACGCCCCAACTCTTTGGAACAACCGCTGCTGTCCCGCCGCTCTATGTTCGTCGCTGGGCGCGCAACGGCAGGTATCCCGATGCGTGGTTCGAAAGTGCGCTCGGCGAGGCAATGAACCAGGCCGGCATGTGCCGTACGAAAGAGGTCTTTCACGGCATGACTAATCTGCCGCGCAATTTCCTTACGACGCTGACCAAGGCATCTACAACACGTGCGCGCTGGCGCTGGGCGTTTCACACGGGTCCACTCACGCATCAGGTCATGGTTGTATGCGTGATGCATCCTAACGGGAGCACGACAGTTGGCGACTCACACGCGAGTGTGCAGATACAGAAGCCGGCTGGCGGAGGGTCACAGAGCGACGAGTTTCACACCGGCGCGAACGGCAGTGGGTCCCAGACCCCCAATGCGTGGCAGTTTCTGCGTCCTTTCACTACTTACCTGCCGGTTGACCCCGACACCGACTATGTCGGCGTGTTCACCGACGAGGTAGAGGCGACGATCCAGAGTGCGCTTGTTGTCGAGGTCGCGTCCATGACGCAAAACAACAACGGCTACTTCCCGCAGAACGTTCCCGAACGCGCGCCCATTCTGTCGACGGGTCGTCAGCGCATGGCGACGCTCATCCGCACGCTGTGGCGACGCGGCGGCTCGCACGTCTTGAATTGGCATCGCGATGACAGCACCAACGCACCCCGTTCG